CCCATGTATTAAGGGAAAACAATTTAACAACTTCACCAACTCAATAATTAGAAACTTCCGGTTCTCTCTCCCAGATTTGCCTGAACGCCTCAGGACTTGAAACCAGAGTCGCAACCGCCGTTGCCACTCCCGCCACATCACCGATGGGAACTGGGTATCTAGCAGCAACTGCCTTCTCCAGACCCACGGTGTTGAAACAATTTAAGTACGTTCCCAACGAGTCTCGTGCAGACTCATATCTTTCTCCCCACTGGGGGTCCTCTCCACTGATCATCATGGACCATCGTTCCACACGTTTCACAGGATCTGCTATCATAGCAACCTTTTCGTTGAAATTGTCCACGCAGACAAAATATGACGCAAAGTAAGGATCCGCCGTGACGTAGGTCTTTGCCCCAAGATTGAACACCTCCGCTAGCACTCTAACTGCAGTCTCTTCACAACCAACCTTCGTCGCACACACCAACGAATCGTCCCCCATAAACAGTGCCCACACCACAACTGTGCCTCTATACGCATAGGTGACACTCAGAATATTCAACAGCACATTCCCGAATGCCGTGGTGGCATCTCCAGATTTCCTCTGATACATCACATGCAGAGACAAACCCAATGCCACACTGCGCAAGGAACATTCGACGTGACCCGAAACCCACTGTTGAAGAAACTCTTCGTCCAGTCCAAGCTCTCTGAACACGTACTCCTCCAACTTGAAAACAAATCTCCCCTGAGACTTGTCATATTTGGAGAAGTCGTTTTCTAAGAATTTCAAGGTCGACGCCCCGAAAGGGTGGACTCCATTCAGGAATCCCTCTATGTCTCGCATGTCCTTTGTGAGGTTGACGTGGTAATTTGGTTTAAGCAACGCCAAAAACCTCCTTACCAACACCCTGAACATAGAACTGTACAGTGCCGACAGGGCCTTCTTGTGGTACACGATCACTTGGGGTTCCGTCCGAGAATCCAAAGGTTTAGTGCTCAACGTCGGCTTCACATCGGCTTTCAACATGACAAGGTACTCCCCTACAGGCATTTCTCCCAATGCCTCCGAACCTCTCTCCAACTCAGCTATCACCATCCCAACTTTGTCTGGAGTACTCTGAGCAGCCCACTCTCGCAAAGAATCCTCCGCCAAAGCCACCTTATCTGTCTTAAACCTAGCCAACATTTCCTCGGCCTCCGGGACACATGCCTCCTTCAAAAACGTGGCCCAGACTTCCTCCACCATAGACGACTCATCTTGAGGCAGAGCCACTTGAGGTGCATTGAGATTGCGTGCTGCCATTGAGGACAACAGTTCCTGTAGCGTGCCCTGCCGCTTAGGAACATTCAAAGCCTTCAACTTACTGTGGTATAACAATCTCGGTTTGGG